ACATAAATCATTTAATTTCATTAAATTAGACAACGGACAATTTGCGGCACAACCAAACAATAGAATTATTTGGACTGATCAGAGTTTAATACCTGATAAAAGATTAATGCCGGACTTTAAAGTTTGTACACAAAATTACACAGTAGAGAACACACCTAAATGGAGCGTTGGACACACAGACGAATGGGCATATAAAGCAAAGGACGAGGAAGTTGAGTCTGGAGAAAACTAAAGAGGCTTATAGATTATTTTGGTTAGTCAAAGGACATTTAAATACATCACATCAGTGCATACTAGATTGTTATGATTCATATTTTAAAAGAGTATGGTATAACGAAGAATCGTATGTTCATGAACACGGATTTGAAGAAGCATGGCAAAAGATAAAATTAAAATTAACAGAACTATAGAATATAATGGTCCAAATAAAAGAGACTATTTCTTAGCAGATTTACTAAAAAAATTTAACCCCACAATAGGTTGTGAAGTTGGTGTACGCAACGGTCGTACTACATTTCATTTATTAGATGCATTTCCAAACTTAAAAATGTATGCAATAGATTATGATATTAAATTGTTTTACAAAGACAGTGTAATATTAAAATACGGTCCTAGACTAAAAGCAATACAAGGACACAGTCACCAAGTACATGATCAGATTGAAGATAACAGTTTGGATTTTGTGTTTATCGATGCCAGTCACGACTACAATAGTGTTAAAGGCGATATAGAATACTATACACCAAAACTAAAATCAAACGGTTGGCTTTGTGGACACGATATGGATTTTCCGGGTGTTAATCAAGCAGTTAACGAACTGTTACCAAACAATCATCATATTGGTCCAAATAATGTTTGGTTTACGTGTTTAGATAAAACGGTGCCAATTCCGTTTAAAGTTCTTGACAACTAGCATAAATCTATATACAATATAAAAATTATTAACAAAGGAGACTCGAATGAGTGATAGAACTTTTGGCGCCGAAGAAAAAGCCAAACTTGTCCAAATTGTAAACGAAGGTGTAACAGTACTTACAGAAGTACAAGATCTACAAGAAGGACTACGTGATACTGTAAAAGCAGTAGCAGAAGAATTAGATATCAAGCCGGCACTAATTAACAAAGCAATTAAGATTGCACAAAAAGGTGAATGGCACAAAGCAGTTGATGAGTTTGAAGATTTGGAAACCATCATTGTTACTACAGGCAAGGACAAAGTCTAATTTTGCAAAAAGTAAAAGACTTTTGGATAAACTCTTACAGGAGTGATAAAATAGCATTTTCATTTGAACTTGTTAGTTTTATCTTTACAGTTACCGCAAGCATGACACTGGCATTTAATGCACGAGATCCTAATATGATGATTGTATATCCAGGATTCTTTATTGGAAGCATTACACAAGTCTATGCTAGTTGGCGTAGAGGTGCCGCTTGGATTATGTTGTTAACTTCATATTTTGCTTGTGTAAACGTATTTGGATTTGGTGTAGCCGCAGGATGGTGGTAAATGCTTTCATATATCACTAAACCCTGGCATAATTGGTTAGCCATAATTATATTAGGAATTCTAGAATTAACCTTCATAGGATTCTTTATTTGGACTTTGGTAAAATAAATTAATTAAAGGCTTGATTTTTTTAGGCACAGAACGTATAATAGTAAATAATGTTGAAGAAGGTCGGTCGGCCATAAACGACATAATTGGTATTTGCCAGCCGCAAGTGGCATGTATAGGAGAAAATATTGAGTTACGTAGATGCACTCTGGGATCGTGATAAAGACATTATCAAGGTTGTAGAGCGAAACAAAAAAGGCGAAAGAGAGTTTCGCGAATTCCCCGCAAGGTATGTATTCTATTATGGCGATGCTAAAGGTAAGCAAAAAAGTACTTTTGGCGATAGCGTGAGTCGTGTTGTTTGTAAGAGTTGGAAAGACTTTCTTAAAGAACAAAAGATTAACAAACATCGCGGATTATATGAAGCAGATATTAATCCTGTATACAGACTACTTGAAGAAAACTATTTAGGACAAGACGCACCAAATCTAAATGTTGCGTTTTTCGATATTGAGGTTGACTTTGACCCAGAACGTGGTTACAGTTCACCTGAAGATCCATTTACAGCCATTACCGCAATTACTGTACACTTACAATGGCTTGACAGTCTTATAACACTAGCACTTCCGCCTAAAACACTTACAATGGAACAGGCCAAGGAAGAAGTAAAAGAATTTCCTAACACATACCTGTTTGAAACTGAAGCAGAAATGCTTGATACGTTTTTGGATTTGATCAAAGACGCAGATATCATTAGTGGTTGGAACAGTGAAGGTTATGATATTCCTTATACCGTAAACCGTATTACTCGTGTTCTTTCAAAAGAAGATACAAGACGTTTTTGTTTGTGGGATCAATATCCTAAAAAACGTACATTTGAAAAGTACGGAAGAGAACAAGAAACCTATGACCTAATAGGCAGACAGCATTTAGATAGTTTAGAATTGTATCGTAAATACACATATGAAGAACGACACACATATCGACTTGACGCTATTGGCGAAATGGAAGTTGGCGAAAAGAAAACTGTGTACGAAGGTACGCTCGATCAACTTTATAACAATGACTTCAGAACGTTCATCGAATACAACAGGCAAGACGTTGCACTGTTGGACAAGTTGGACAAAAAACTAAAGTTTATTGACTTAGCCAACGAACTTGCACACGCAAATACAGTTTTGCTACCCACCACAATGGGTGCTGTGGCTGTTACAGAACAAGCAATTATTAACGAAGCACACAGACGTGGATTTGTTGTTCCTAACAGGGTACACAGAGAACCAGGTTCAGCACAAGCGGCAGGTGCTTATGTAGCATATCCCAAAAAAGGACTACATGATTGGATTGGTTCGATGGACTTGAATTCACTGTATCCCTCAGTAATTCGTGCATTGAATATGGATCCTGCAACAGTTGTGGGTCAACTGAGACAAAATCATACAGAAAACTACCTTAGCGAACAAATGAACTTTAAGAAAAAATCATTTGCGGCGGCATGGGAAGGTAAGTTTGGTAGCCTTGAATATGATTATGTTATGGAGCAACGCAAAGATATTGAAATACATATTGACTGGGAAAACGGAGAAAGTGATGCACTGAGTGCCGCGGAAGTTTATAGGTTGGTTTTTGAAAGCAATCAACCGTGGATGCTAAGTGCTAACGGAACAATTTTTACAACAGAATATGAAGGTATTATTCCAGGACTATTAAAGAGGTGGTATGCAGAACGTAAAGAAATGCAAGCAAAGAAAGTTGCATCACAAGATGCAGGCAACAAGATTGAAACTGCTTTTTGGGACAAGCGTCAGTTGGTTAAGAAAATTAACCTTAACAGTTTGTATGGTGCTATTCTTAATCCTGGCTGTAGATTTTTCGATCATCGCATTGGTCAAAGTACAACACTTACCGGAAGAAGCATTGCAAAACATATGGCTTCTAAGGTCAATGAAATTATAACAGGCGAATACGATCATGTAGGTAAGAGCATTATATATGGCGACACTGACTCCGTATACTTTAGTGCTTACACGAGTCTACGTGCAGAAATACAAAAAGGAGATATTCCTTGGAATAAAGAAAGTGTTATTCAACTATATGATCAAATCTGTGAAGAAGCAAATACAACGTTTCCAACATTTATGGGACAAGCATTTCATTGTCCTAAATCAAGAGGCGAAGTTATTGCCGCTGGTCGAGAAGTTATCGGCGAAAAAGGTTTGTTTATTACAAAGAAACGTTATGCTGTATTGATTTATGACCTAGAAGGTTTTAGAACAGATGCAGATGGTAAGCCTGGTAAGGTTAAAGCAATGGGCCTCGATCTTAAGCGTTCTGACACTCCTGTGTTTATGCAGGACTTCTTAAGCGAAGTGTTATTGGCTGTACTAACAGGTGCCCAAGAAGAACAAGTTCTTGATATGATTACAGACTTTAGAACAAAATTCAAAGCACGACCGGGTTGGGAAAAAGGCTCACCAAAACGTGCAAATAATATCACAGACTATCTTGCCAAACTTAAAAAGCAAGGCAAAGTGAACATGCCAGGACACGTTCGTGCTTCAATTAATTGGAACACGCTCAAAGAAATGAATGGCGACAAGTTTAGTATGCAAATCGTAGATGGTATGAAAGTTATCGTATGCAAACTAAAAAACAATCCAATGGGATATACTTCGGTTGCGTATCCTACGGATGAACTACGTATTCCAAAATGGTTCCAAGAACTACCATTTGCTGACGACGAAATGGAATCAACCATTATCGATAACAAGTTAGATAATCTAATTGGTGTTTTGGAGTGGGATATAAAATCAACCGAACAGAAGAATACATTCAATAATTTATTTGACTTTGAATGATTTTCTAAATATAATAGTATATAAGGAACGGAGAAAACTATGAAAGACATTTTACAAGACATTGTTGCACATACACACGCACTTGGCTTTCT